GTAAGGCGTAGCAGGCGTAGATCAACAGTAGTGAGAGTTAACTAATGTCAATTAGAACTCTCATACTACAACAACTGGCAAACACACTAGCAAATGGTGGCGTTACTTCAACTGATTATTCATTAGAAGCAAACGAACTACCATGGACAGCTAGTGGTGAGCCATTGTATGTTAAAAACATGCGTGTGGTATATGTTAGCGATGAAGACGAATCAAAAGTTCAACTTTATCGCACACTGGATCAAGGTACTGTCTATCAGACAGAAACCGTAGTCCAAGCCTTCTTAAGCGAAGATGCTAAAAATATTAAAGCAAATAACCCAACAGTTATAGAAAATATGCTCAATGCCAAGGACATAGTTAACACTGCAAATGGATATAATGTCCAACTTGCTGACAGTGGCTATGAACAAGAAATTGAGGATAGTACTATAACATATACTTTCGAGTATACATTTACAACCATATAGGAGAAATAACATGGGCGTATTAAACATAACAGCGGGTAGTCAAGCAATCCTAACACTAGGTAACACTGAAGCTCTATCTTTACCAGGCGCAACAGACGGAATGGTTATTCCTTTCGTCCAAGATATAACAGTCAATGCGGCACCAGGTATCGTAAGATATTCAGTACTCTCTAGTCCATCAAGCAAAGCATTTACAACAGTTAACGAGAACTCTATTTCTGGTAACATGTTGTTAGACGAAGAAACATTCTTCGGACTTGCAGGCGCAACTAACACAGTTGCTCTTAACGGTCTCTTTGCTACATCAACAGCTAAGACTAAAGTGTTCTTTACAGTTGCCTTCGAAGGAAGCGACAGTCTTGATCACTATATCAAAGGCGAAGGTTTCATTGGCGGATTAGCACCAACAGCATCTATGGATGCAGCGGTGTGGATATCACCAGTAGAAATTATTGTTGATGGTGAGCTAGAAGCAGACACTGTTTAACAACCCGATAAACAATATATAACTCCTCTCTATGAGGGGAGTTGTATTATTTGAGGACAAAGATATGAAACATAAATTCTTAAGAGGATTCGATCTAGAAGGTAAATGGACAAAGCCTACTAGAATTATTCGCATAAGTGGTGTTGAACACGACTTAGACGAGTATGCAAAAGAGCACGGTATAGAACTACCCGATGCTAAGTCTAAAAAACACAAAGATATAAAGAAAGAGGTAAATACAAATGCAGATATGGGAAAACAAGACCATCACAGAGATCATCAAATCGATGGAGATGGAGATAGCGAAAGCTCAGAATGAACTTCGCTGTGCAGAACGAGACATTCGTAAAGCACAAAGCAGAATAGCATTTACATTAAGTGCTATACACAACTTAAACGATAGAGATATAAAGGATTAAGATATGACACAATTAAAAGAACTCGCAACAAAGCCACAACTAGTTAAAGTAACACTAGACGACGCTGATATACTAAAAGATTATCCAGAAGGACTAGAATTCTTCGTGTGGGATAAGCAACCACTAGAACACTTCATTAAAATAGCAACCAGCACACAAGACGCAAACAATTACCCTGAAATGGTAGAATTATGTGCGGCTATGGTACTAGACGATGAAGGTACACCAGTTATGCAAGATGGTTTAGTATTACCAGGTAGTATTATGCTAAAATGTGTTAACAAAGTTGTAGAACAGCTGGGAAAGTAACCGGTAGTTCATTAAAGGAGGATAGTGCGTTATTCTCGTATATATTAATGTTAGACGCACTTGGTGAACGGTATGGATTATTACCCTCCGAAGTACTAACTAAAGCGAATACTTTTGATTTAAATGTGTATGATATAAGTGCAAAATATCAAAACAAACAGCAACGCAAACAAGCTGGTACATATGATATAGCAGAAGAATATACACAAGACGAATTACAATCAATAATGGATAAAGCTCGTGGGAATAAAAGTAAATAAAAGAGATCTACAAGAACTTAAAAAAGATATCGATAAAGCAATTGATACAAGTATGAAAAGTACATACATCTTCTTTAAGAAAGTAACTCCTAAAGATACTGGTAATGCTAAAAGCAAGACTATGTATGATCAGCGTACACTCACTATTACAGGTGCTTATCCGTATGCTGCAAGACTTGACGATGGATACAGTCAACAAGCACCAAAAGGTATGACACAACCCAGTCTAGTATACTTGCGTAGAGAACTAACAAGCGAATTCGCTAAAATATAGGTAATCAATTATGGCCGCAAATATAAGAGCAACACTACAACTAGATACCAAAGACGCACAAAAAGGCGTTAAAGGTGTAGGAACAGCATTAAAGGCATTAGCTACTGGCGCAGTTGCTAAAGGCATATTCGACCTAGGTAACCAGTTCCAAGAAATACAAAACAAGTTAAAAGCAGTAACTAATAGCTCAGAAGGCACAGCACAAGCATTTGCCAGTGTTGCCGCTATTGCTAAGAGTACTAGATCAGACTTAGGTGCTACAGCAGACTTATACTTTAGATTAAGTAAAAGTGCTGAGAATCTTAACTTAACGCAAGGCGAAACAGCAAGAGTTACTGAACTGTTTGCTAAAACATTAAAGAACTCCGGTGCTACAGCAACAGAAAGTGCTAGTGCTATCTTACAGTTCGGTCAAGCAATGGCTAGTGGTAAGTTAGCAGGTGACGAATTCCGTTCATTAAACGAGACTAACTCAGACTTAATGGACAGACTTGCTAAAGCAATGGGTAAGCCTCGAGGTGAACTCAAGAAGTTAGCATCAGAAGGTAAAATTACAGCTAAAATAATTGCTAACGCACTATTAGAAAGTGGTGATGCAATTGAAACCACATTCGGCAAAACATCTGTAACACTAGGCGAATCACTCACAATGATTCGTAATGAGTTCACTGTACTTGTAGGAAAATTAGAAACACAATTTGGATTATTCAGCAAGATAGCAGGTGCAATTGCATTAATATCAGAGAACTTAACAGCCCTAGGTATAGTACTAGGTACTGTATTTGCAGTTAAAACAATATCAAGCATTATTAAAATGGTTAAGGCTATACAAGCATTACAAATAGCCACAAAAGCACAAGCTGTAGCACAAGCGGCTCTATTAGCACTAAGTGGACCAGCAGGTTGGGGTCTACTAGCAGGAGCGGCAGTTGCCACAGGAGCGGCAGTAGTTGCTCTTAACAAAACATTCGAAGGTACAGATAAAGCAATTAACGATGCAATTGATAGTGTAGATAGACAAGCAGGTAGTACTGCAACGCTAGTAGAAGAATCAGAAAAGTTAACAGAGGAAGAAAAAGAACGAAAAGCAGCAGCTGATGAACTTGCTCGAATAACTAAACAACAAGCAGAAGCGTTCAAATCACAGTTAGCAGACTTACAAACAGGTAGTAAAGAATTTGCCACACAACTAGAATTACGCAGAGCAATGCTAGGTGCCACTGAAGAAGAAAAATCAGTACTGGAAGCGATCGGCGATATCGAAGAAGACCGTGCAGATGCTATCAAAGAGCTTAACGAACTTACAACTATAAGTGCTGAGGATAGACTAACTCTAGAAGGTGAAATAAACACTGAGTATGATGATAGAATAAGTAAAACAAAGGCTCAACTAGCTCTAGAAGAAAATATATCTAAAGAAATAGAACAAAGACAAAACAAACGAGCTGGTTCAGACGAATTTGCATTGATGGCAGGTTCGTTAATGAATTTACAAGAAAGCTATAAAATATTTGATCTAGATAAGCGTGAACGCCAACAAAAAACATTCGAAGAAAGTCAAAAACAAGCTGTAGCACTACAAGAATTAGAAGATAAATTTGCTGACTTAAAATATGAAAAAGAAACAGCACTAGGCAGACTCTTAAATGATGAAGAAAAAACAGCCCTCGAACAGCAGAAGGCAGAAGAATTAAAGGCTTTACTAGAAATACAATCAGTTAGAACAATTGGTATGGAATTGTATCTAAATCAACTAGATCAAGCTAGAGAAAAAACAAACACAATGAACCACGGTATGATGGAATCCTTTGCAGAATTTGCCAGAATGGTAAATGATAAGGCTGCATACGGTGCTAGAATATTTGATACAATGACAAAAGGTTTCGAATCAGCAATAGTTAGCTTTGTCGAAACAGGTAAGTTATCATTCAAAGACTTGTTTAAATCACTAATGGTTGAAATAATCAAGATGCAAGCCAACAAGATATTCTTAGCTCTATTCTCGCCAACAGGAATGTTTGGAGATCTATTTGCTGGACTATTTGACAAAGGTGGACTTATACCAGGGGGCAAATTTGGTATAGCAGGAGAAAATGGACCAGAATTAATCAACGGTCCTGCTAGGGTAACAAGCACAGCCTCTACTGCCGAAATACTTGGTCGCAAAAGCGGACCAACACAAGTAACATACAATATAAATGCTATAGATTCTAGATCTTTCGAAGCCAGACTTGCTGAAAATCCAGAATACTTATACAATGTCACCCAAGTAGGTGCAAGGAGACAACCACGATGAGCCTACAAACAATAGTAGATAATGCAACTTATGTTACAATATACAGAAAGAAAATTGCAGGGCAATCAATATCAAGATCAGGTAGATTACTTACTTCTGAAGTAGTAAGTGCTGTACCATATCAGTTCACTAGCGGCATGCACGGTGGCTTACAATACAGTACTAACAGAGGACTTACAGAAGACTTAAATGCATTAGATGTAACAGAAGAAGCAACAATAGACATAGGTACGACTAATACTAGCCTTGCATACATCACAGCATATCAAGGAGATAGTACAGGTATAGGAAGTGTTACTTGCGTATCAGCAAGTGGTTCAACACTAACAGTAAATGCCAGTAGTGCAGGTAGTGGTACATTCTTGTTTAAGAAAGGTGACTACATACAACCAGCGAGTGGATATAGATACCCATATCAAGTAACAGCAGATGTAGCCCATACTACTTCAAGCAGTGTTGCTATACCACTAAGCAGACCATTCATACCTCAAGACAGTTATACACTAAGTGGTAAAGGAATTGTAGTAGGATCAGCGTGTACATGGAAAGTTAAAATGTTAAGAAAGCCTAAGTATAGTGTTATACCTGGAGATTTATTAGAATTTGACGATGATTTCGAGTTCTTAGAGTTCATTAGGAAAGAGGACGGGTAATGGCAACCACAATCACAGAAGTATCTGAAAACAATATTAAACATTGTTTGCTTATTCAACTACAAATAGATACAACTACATACTATATCTCTAATAGTTGGAAAACAATCACATATGACGGTAATGACTACACAGAACTAGGAGCATTCCTAGGTGTAGGCGAGTTCACGGAGGATATTAAGACCACAAACGGTGATTTAAACATGGTATTAACAGGAATACCAGCAGGTAATGTGCAAACAGTGTTACAAAATCAAGTAAAAGGTGGTGCTGTAACTATATTTAGGGCGTTCTTTGACGATAACTATGCAGTTACAAATGTATATCCTCGCTACAAAGGTGTTATCACTAACTATGCTATATCAGAAGATGTAAATTTACAAGAAGGTGATATCACAAACAGCGTATCAATCAGTGTAGCAAGTATAAACACTATATTAGAGAACAGAGTAAACGGACAAAGAACAGCACCTGGTGACAGAGAACAATTCTTCCCAGGAGACCAAACATTTGCCAGAGTGCCCGTTATCAATAACACACAATTTGACTTCGGTAAAGAGTATTCCGGAGGCGGTGGTTACGGAGGCGGCGGAGGCGGTGGCCGAG